AAGGTATCATTCGTAAATCCGACAACGAAAAATACGATGTTAAATTCGAGTATGCCGTTAAATACGGACGCACCGATGGAAACTCTATTTGGATAGAGAAAGATGTCCTTGATAATCTTGTCATGTGGGAACTGCTCGCTCGCGAAGGTGGCAAAGAAAAGGGTTCTCTTCTATGGGAGAAGTCTCTGCTCGCAGAACTCGAAAAGATTGATGGGGAAATCCCCGATAAATTCCGTGGACTTGGTGCCGCAATGGAATATCTGGAAAGTAGCCCGAAGGTCGTGAAATTCTTGGCTGAAAAGTTCAAGTCAACCCTATGCTAAAATGAGGCTCTTCGACATTAGGGGAAATCTGGTAACAAGAAATGTCGCCCGATATTCGGTAAATTGGGACGGCAAATGCCGCTCCAACATCCAATTCAAGGTGAAGCAATTCTTGAAACCCTATTGGCGTCCATATATTGTGTTTGAGGAATTCCCCGTATTCGGAACACAACTCAAGGTTGACCTGTTGAACGCCTCATTGAAAATTGCGGTTGAAGTCAACGGTGACCAGCACACTAGCTTCAATCCCTTTTTTCATCGTGGAAGTCCAGCGAACTATCTTCGCGGATTCAAAAACGACGAAAGGAAATTTCTGTGGCTCAAAAGGAATGGGTTTACCCTTATCGAAATAATGGAGGATGAGATTCCGAAATTGTCAAGACAATTTTTCCAAGACCAGTTCGGGGTTACACTTTAATTAGTATCCTTGGGACAAATATCGCTTTATCAGAATCCCCTTAAAAAGATTGTGTAATTATTTATGAATGGCAAACTCAAAACCAAAAGACGGAAAAGATGGGACAGTCCCCCTTCAGTTGCTCAATCAGTTGAACGAGCATACTGCGGGAGGGTTCGTTTTATTCTATTTTAATTCAGAGTCAGGTCTGCCCGAACAGGCATTGACCTTCGACTCTCCCGCGCACAGTTTAGCCCTTCAAAAACACATCGAAGATTGGTCAACGGCCCTCCACGACCTTTGCATCGAAAGCGAAAAAGCGCATTTCACTGTCCAATGCAAGGACGACGAAGACGACATTATTTGAGTTGACTTCTTTTGAAAAGCTTGGCATACTATAATAGAGTATGCCTCTACATTCACTTCAAATCGAAAAACATGTAATCGCGGGACTGATTCAACATCAAGATGTTATAGCTGAAATCGAAGGATTTGTAAGCGAGCGGGATTTTGTTGCGCAGCCTCATTCCACCATTTTTAGCTGCTTGGTGTCGGCCTACTTAGGCAAGGAAAAGATTGACAAGGTCATTCTGGCGCAGAAAATCAAGAATCTCGGCATTTCCTTCAAAGACAACATCAATATCTTTGACTACATTGAGAGTATCACATTTGCTCAAATCACCAGAGACGCTACCATAAAAGCCTGCCAAGAACTGGTTAAGCTGCGCGCCCTCCGCGATATTGAAGGGACTTGTCAAGAAATCACGGCCCATGTCAACCGCTCCATCAACCAAAATTTAGACCAGACCATATCCGAGGTAGATAAAATCTATGGGGAGAAGCTTAGTAGTTTTTCTACTTATGATACTGCCGACGAAAATATGTATTCTGCACTTCTGGCTATGGCGGAAGAGCGCGGAAACAATCCCATCACAGAAGTCGGTCTTGCCACGCCTTGGCCAGAATTCAACCGAATTTACGGCGGACTCCGAAACAAAAATTTGTATATCGTCGCTGCCCGCGCAAAGGCTGGTAAATCTACCCTTTTGAACGAGTTTGGCTCCGGCATGAGCCAGCTTCACAACATGGACGTTCTGTATCTCGACACAGAAATGTCCACGGAAGAAACTCAATTCCGCGCTGCCGCCGCTCATTCCGGTGTTCCAATGTGGTATATCGAAACGGGTAATTGGCGCAAGAACCCTGAATACGTTACGAAAATCCGCACCGCCCTCAAAGACATTGACAAGAAAATTCGGGTCACACACAAATATGTCGGCAACATGGATATTCACCAGATTGCCTCTCTATGCCGACGTTGGTATCTCCGAAAGGTCGGACGCGGCAACAAGTGTCTTATCATTTTTGACTACATCAAGATTGTTGGGAACGACGAGAAGAGCCGCAAGGAATACCAAGAGATGGGCGATAAAGTTGACTTCTTGAAGAAGCTCGCTCAAGAACTGGATGTCCCCATTCTTACTGCGTGTCAGAATAACCGCGAGGGCGTCGTTGGTGGCCGCGACCCATCTGAAATCATTGACGACGAACGCTCAATCGGCATATCTGACCGCGTTACGCAATACGCTTCTGTAGTCTGGATTTTCCGCCGCCGCGCCCCCGAAGAAGTCCTTTTGGATACTCCTGAAAGCGGAACCCACAAGCTAATTGAATGTGTCGCTCGTCACCAAGGTCGAGACGCGGCGGGGCATCAGGACTTTATCAGAAGGACGTTCCCTGACGGCAAGACCAAGTATGTCAAGAACTTCATCAACTTCAACATCATCAATTTCAGGGTTGAAGAACGGGGTTCCTTGCTCGACACTATCCAAAGGCAGAATTCACAATTCTTGGTGGCAGACGGTCAGCCCGAAGTAAGTTCAGAGACTTTATGAGCGACATAATCTCAGTCTTGAATGCGATTGGTTATACTCAGTTCGTTGATATGGGGACTGAGTGGCGCACGAACCCGCTTTACCGCGAGTATCGTAGCCTCAATAACCTTTCCATCAACAAAAAGACTGGGAAATGGTTCGACCATTCAGAAAGGGAGGGCGGAACACTTGCTCAGTTAGTCCAAAAGACCCTCCAACTCCCGACGATTGAAGAAACCAAGGCTTACCTTGGGGATTTGCCAATCACCATAGAAGTCAGCCGCGATTCTGTCGAACTTACGGAAATCAAGAAGTTCGATAAGGGTCTTTTGGTAAAGCTTCTTCGCGATAACTCCTATTGGCATAACCGAGGAATATCAGACCGGGTTTTGGAGATTTTTCGCGGCGGTGTCGCCCAAAACGGACGCATGAAAGGCCGCTATGTATTCCCCATATTCGATGATAGGGATGACTTGATTGGTTTTTCTGGCAGGCTAATCCAGCCAAGCGACTCCTTGCCTAAATGGAAGCATATCGGCCAGAAGAAGAACTTTATTTTTCCTTTTCGCGCAACAGAACACATTCTCCAGACAAAGACGGTTATGATTGTCGAGTCTATTGGAGATTGCCTCAAACTCATGGAATGCGGAGTCCATAACTCCTTGGTTTCATTTGGCGTCAGCCTAAGCCCACGCATTATTCAACATCTATTAAGGCTCGATGTTAGTAGAATAGTAATAGCACTTAACAATGATGAGGATAATGGCTTTGTCGGCAATCTTGCGGCTCAGGAATACAAAGAGGAGCTTGCTAGATTTTTTGATGAAGACCAATTGGCCATCGCTCTGCCAACAGCCAAAGATTTTGGCGAAATGAGTTGTGAAGCAATTACTGAATGGAAGAACAAATACCTAAGCTCGACCTGACACCCATATCAGCGTCTCGCGTCAAAACGTTTGAAAACTGTAGCTGGCTGTATTACTGCAAATACGACCAGAAGATTCCTGAACCCACAAACGAAGGAGCATTAAAAGGGAGCGTCTGCCACGATGTTCTTGAGCTACTCATTCTCCCAAAACACGCCACGAAAGTCAAAGAAATCCAAAAAGCTGGGACTATTATGGCCTGCGCCAGTGTGGCAATCCTTGTCCGCAAACTCATTAAGAAATATCGTTTACCGCCACATGTCGAGATATTCAATCTCATCAACGATATGCTTGTGGTTGCCCTCAATGCCGATTTCAAGGTCAAGGGCGGGACTCTAATCAAGCCGGAATATGAGTTCAATATCGTCAATCAAGACCCCGTCTATTGCATCAAGGGTTTTATTGACAAGCCGTTTAAGAAGGGTAAAAAGGTCATCATTGACGACTACAAATCCTCCAAAAAGAAATTCGAGGGGGAAGATGTTGATTCCAACCTACAGGCTTTGATTTACAGTCTTGCCTGTTTGAAGATTTGGCCCGAGTTGGAACCGGAAGTCCGGTTTATCTTCCTGCAATTCCCTGATGACCCAATCGTGAAGGCCAAGTTCACCCGCGAGCAGCTTCGCGGCCTTGAATACTATCTCGCAGACATCCAAAAGAAGCTGGATTCTTTCTGCCTCGACCACGCCTACAAAAACCTAGCTGCCAATCAGGGTATGCCAACCACGGGCGAGTTCAAAGGAAGGCTTCTTTGCGGTTTTGCTAAAGAGCCGGGGCAATTGAAGAAAGACGGCACAAAAATGTGGCATTGCCCTATGAAGTTCCCCTTCAAATACTGGGCCGTCAAAAGAAATGGCAAGGTAATTAAAACCCACTTAAAATTAGAGGACGCAAAGCCAAAAGACGAAGATGTTGTAGAGGAATGCTACTACGAGGGTTGCCCAGCTTACCGGAATGTCGTTTCTGACCTCCCAGACGCCCCCGTGCGCGCCAAAACAACCCCTGTAAATGTCCTTGACGATTTTTGAAGAATGTGCTACTATGATAGGGTATGAAGTCGCTGCCCCTATTCAAATCCCATTATTCACTGGGTAAATCCATCCTGACTCTCGACAAGCCCAAGGGCAACATCGAATACAATCCAGTATCGGCTATTGATTTGGCTCTTTCGGCCAAGTTGAAGGATTTGGTGTTGGTTGAGGACAACATGACCAGCTTCCTTGAGGCAGCAAAGCATTGTCAGGACAACAAATTGAATCTCATTTTCGGCCTGCGCCTTTTGGTGACCGAATCCGTTGTATCTCAGGATGAAGCTTCCCTGAAGAAGAGGGCAAAGTATGTCATTTTCGCCAAAAACAACGCCGGATATTCAGCCTTAATCAAGATTTGGTCTTTCGCGGCAAAGGACGGCTTTTACTACAAACCATGTATTGATTTTGCTAACTTGGAGCGGCTATGGACGGACGATTTGATTCTAGCCGTGCCTTTTTATGATTCTTTCCTTCATTTGAATGCTCTGTGTTCACATTTTCATGTCCCTAAGTTCGATAAGATTCGCCCCGTATTTTTCTTGGAGGAAAACGGGCTTCCATTCGATTTCCTTCTAAGGAAGAAGGTTCTTGAATATTGCGAGCAGAACGGATACGAGTCAGTCGAAACCCGCAGTATCTACTATCGTTCTCGCTTGGATTTCATCGCCTACATGACTTTCCGCTGCATTTCTGAGCGCACTAACATTGAGAAGCCTGAACTCGACCACATGGGAAGCGATTCGTTTAATTTTGACAGATGGGTGAGGGACAACGCATGAATGACACATTCGATTTCATTGATACGATGCTTGGCAAGCCAGATGACAAATTTGACTGGTCAACCCAATTGAAGGTGGGAGAACGAGGCGAGGCTGATTTCGCCCGCCTCTATCAAAAAGACTACGCCCCACGAAAAGGGGAATCGCTTGCCTATGATTTCAGGCTGAATACTGGGGAAACTGTCGAATTGAAGACGGACGAATACTCAATGAAGGAAACCCCAAATTTCTTCATGGAAGAAATAAGTGATGTCAAAACAGGAAAACTCGGAGGGCCGTTCCGTGCTTTCAAGGATGGAGTGACGTATTTTGTTTACTACTTCATCCAAGACAGGATGTTCTTCTGGTTTAATGTGGCGGAGCTACATGCTCATATACAAC